GTTGTAGTATTCATCACTTTCAAGGACTTTTCTAGAGAATTGCTCTCTTGCCTCGACATACGAACACTCAGCTTTGGACTTACAATAAAAGAGAATTTCTCTGGTGAATGAATCAACACCAAGGGTCTCTACGTCCTTATTCAGTTCAATGTTAGAACCATAATATTCTAACCAGTCAGAATCTATTTTAGATTTTATTTTCTTCTTCTTTTTAGTACCGTTTTTCAGTGTGACAGTCTTAGTGGAAGTTTTAGAAAACTTCGCCAATTTCTTCCCGATATACATACGACTGTTGGCTTTGTTCACAATTAAGTAAACAAAGCCAACGCAGTCTTCGGGTAACTTTTCAACAATAGAGTTTTTAAATGTCCACATAGTGGACTATTTATTCTTCTTCGTCGAACTCCTCGTCTTCGTAGATATCAGCAGAGCATACAGGGCAATAGACAATGTCTTGTAACTGAACATCAGTTCCCTTTACCACTATCTTACCCGCATTTCCGCATGATTCGCATTCAAAAATCTTTGTTGTCATGCTGCTTTCCCCCAAACATCATTCCATGTACCAGATAGAGCACCCTTTGCATAGTCAGTAACTCTATTTTCAAAGAAGTTACCATGCACTGGTGCATTAATCATTTCTTCAACCCATGGTAATGGATTTCTCTTTACTTTAAAGATACCCTTCATACCAAGACCGATAAGTCTTCGATCAGCAATGTAGCGAATGTATTTCTTAACTTCTTCAGAAGTTAGTTCTCGCATATCACCTTCAGCAAATGCTAAGTCGATGAACTTGTCTTCAAGTTCTACCATCTTCTCAGCGATTGTATATATCTTGCCCTTTAGTTCGTCATTCCAGATTTCTGGGTTTTCTTTTACATACTCTTTGAATAGACGCATCATGTTCTCAGAGTGCATAGTTTCGTCAACTATCGACCACGTTACGATTTGACCCATTCCCTTCATGAGACCATGACGTGGGAAATTCAATAGCATAATGAATGAGCTAAACAGTTGCATACCTTCAGTGAATGCAGAGAACACCGCAATGTGGGTAGCAGTAGATTCAATGGTGCCATTCTTAGAAGAAATATCAAGCACGTAGTCATGCTTGTCTTTCATCTCTTGGTATTCCATAAACTGGCTGTATGTAACTTCAGGTAGTCCCAAAGTTTCAATTAAGTGAGAATATGCAGCAATGTGTAGTGCTTCACGTGCAGCAAAGCCCATCAACATCATACGAATCTCAGGCTGTGGGAAATATGGCAGATAGTTGTTAACATATCCACCAGCAACGTCAATGTCACCCTGTGTAAAGAAACGAAAGATATTGGTCAGGAATGTCTTTTCCTGTTGCGTCAAACTCTTTTTCCATTGCTTAACGTCCTCAGCCATAGGTACTTCTGTATGAAGCCAGTGCGCTTGCTCGTGTTTTAGCCATGCGTCATATGCCCATGGATAATTGAATGGCTTAAAGTGCGTTCTTTCGTCTGTAAGTCTGCTTGCTATTTTTTTAATCATTTGTCTTCTTCCAATTTTAACTCTATAAAGTCGTCGAATATTCTGACGCCAACGACATCCTTAAATCCTTCTTCTGGGATATAAACGCATACTCTAATAGTAGATCGTGGTTTAATTAGTTCACCACTATTTTTAGGATATAATGCTGCCCAATATTTTTTAATTTTATCAGCGATATCGTATGCGTCCATGGTCAACCTTCACATGCTAAACATTCATTACCTTCAGCTAATGCTTGAAGATCGATCTCTTTAATAACTTCTCGTTCAATTCGTTTAGACACTTTGTCTGCTTTTGCGATCTTATCAGAACGACAGTAGTACATAGTCTTCAAACCCTGCTTCCATGCTTGAAAATGCACAGCATGGATATATTTGATATGACTATCTGGACGGAAGAATACGTTCAACGATTGCGCTTGATCAATGTACTCTTGACGATCAGATGCATGTTGTACAACCCAACGTTGGTCAATTTCCATTGATGTTTTATACACATCTTTAGTCCAATCATCCATCCAATCAATATGTTGAACAGATCCATCATTGGCAATAATACTACTCCAGATTTGTTGATACTCATCGTCACCCTTTGGTGTTAATGGAGAACCATCAGGAGACAAGTGAGTCATGATAACCTTATCAAGAAAACGATTCTTATTTAGGTGAGAACCCGATAGAGTGTCTTGGCGATAAGCATTGGCACGATAAGGTTCAATACTAGGACTAGTATTGCCCATGAGAATGGAAGAAGAAGCATTGGGAGCAATAGCCATAAGATGACTAAAACGATTCCCAGTACCCACAGCATCAGGTGCTTCACCTCTTTCCAATCCCAATTTCTTATTCGCTTCATCCAATTTCTCTCTAATAGTTTTAAAGATTTGTTTATTCTTACCTACTGCTAGTGAAGATTCCCATGGGAGGTTACTCTTTTGCAGGTAGGCATGCCAACCCAGCGCACCGATGCCGATGCTTCGCTCACGCATTGCGGAATATTTTGCACGTTTGATTGTGGAAGGCGCATGATCAATAAAATACTGAAGAACATTGTCAAGCATTTCTGCAATATCAGCAAGGAAAGTAGGATGGGTTTTCCAGTTATCATAATACTCTAAATTTAGAGATGACAAGCAGCAAACTGCAGTGCGCTTTTCATTCGTTGGTAAAATAATTTCAGAACAAAGATTTGATTGGTGAACCTTTAGACCAAGATCTTTCAAGTGTTGAGGTAGTTTACGATTTGATTCATCAATAAAGTGTAGGTATGGCTCACCAGTCATCATACGCATTTCAAGAATACGTTGCCACAGTTCTTTAGCAGAAACAGTTTCACGAATTTCATTTGATGCAGGATCTACTAACTGCCACGAATCATCTGCTTCTGGATCCAACATTGCATTCTCAATCAACTGCATAAATGCATCAGGAATGTTAATGCCATGGTGCATGTTTAAGGTACGCATGTTCTGATCACCAGTAGGTTTGCGCATCTCTAGAAAATTAATGATATCAGGATGAGATATATCAAGATATGCAGCGTAACTACCGCGACGAGTCCTACCTTGACGGTAGGCGAGGCTTGACGCATCATACATCTTAAGGTGCGGCATGACTCCTGTTGATTTGTCGTCAGCACTGCGGATACCGAACCCAATACCGACACCGCCACCAAGCATGCTAAGCCAATTAGTTTCAGAAAGGTTATCAACTAGTCCCTCCGCTGTGTCTTCAATATAGTTAAGAAAGCAAGAAATGGGTAAACCACGCTTACTACGACCAAAAGAAAGAATTGGAGTACTATAACTAAGCCAATGATTAGAGGAGTAATCGTAAAGGCGCTGAGCGTGTTCAGGATTACTTCCGAATGCTTTTGAAACATACGCAAACCTTTCTTGCGGAGATACTTCTCCATCTCTCATGTAACTTTCTTTTAGTCTAATCTTACCCAACTCATCAAACAGACTATCCCTACTATAGTCTACATTAATCCCATGAACAACATCTGTCATACGTATTACCTTTTTATTATTTTGATACTAGACCTTCAACCATTGGGAAGATCTCCGAGATTACTTTTGCGCACTCACGTGCAATTAAAATGTTTTCCTTTTGTGTGCCATTACCAGAGCGAACCTGAATAAAGTGGATCCAAGAACGTAGAGTACCATTCATATACATACGTGATGCAGTCAAACCTTCTGGCAATACAGCACGAGCTTGTTCTTTAGCAATGCCATTGGCAATTGCCCATTTGTACTCTCTTTCAGCAGCATAGATTACACGTTTCTGTGCACGTTCCCATTCAATAGCAAGCAACCTTTGGGCGTCATCAGTATTATCAATCTCAACACTGTTTTGACGATTCTTTGTATCTTGGAATCTCGCCTCACGTACTTCAAAATGTAGATCCTTAGTTGGATCTGCGTAACGCTGTGAGAATTCTTGGAATGCAAAAGAACGATGACGTAGAATTTGGCGAGCAATGTCTCGAGTTGTTTCAATCTCAAGGCATGCACTTACCATTTCTAGTGGTGACCAGTGTTGGTTATTTATCAAATACTTGATGAGCTTTTCCGAGGTCTCAGTATTAAACTGATTGCTTGGATTCGATACACGAGCACAGAAAGCAATTAACTCTTGCACATCCATCAACCCTTCGTCATACATCTCACGAGAGGGTTTACTATAACTAATCATCCTAACTTTCATACTTTTCTCCATGTTGAATATCGCAGAGTTGCTTCCATACCAGTAAAGGTATTCGTATTTATTAGTTCTATAATTTCTCTTTGAGACCTACCAGAAAGTATCATATCATTAATATCTTTTTCCACAACACTATCGGGATACATACAAACGCTGAAGCCAGCTTCAATGTACTTACCCATTTGTTTTACAATTTCTTTATTTCTTGGTTCATTGTCCATGACAATGGTGGCATTCGTCAGCAATTGACGAATAGTTGGAGTATCAAAACTTGCGCCAGATACAGCCAGTGAGTTTGGTAGAAAGAGAGAATCAATCGGTCCTTCAACGATGTAAATTCTTTTGCTATAATCTACACGTTCTAAACCAAATATCTTTTCTTGAGTCTCATCTACCTTAATAGTATAATACTTAGGCTCTTCATCTCCGTATGCTCTACCTTGAAAAGCAAAACACTTTCCAGCTGGAGTAAACATGGGTATAATCATGCGTGGATGTTCGTCAACAATAGGTTCTTGAAACTTTGGATTGACAGAGTTAACAAACTTTTTGAATTTAGGAGCAAAATACAAAAGATTCCAATGTTGCTTGGGTATCTTTCGACTAATAACGTATTGAACTGCAGGATGAGTTTCATCTAGAAGATCAAGTCGCTTCACAGGACTTAAGATGTCATCTTCTAGTAGAATTGATTCTGTCTTTGGGAGTAAGGGTTCAACCTCTTTGTGATCACTATACTTAGATGCGCCAGCTTTGTAGCGTTCCAGTACATATTCATCATAAAGTTTTGTGTCTACATACTTGATAAGATTACCAAGATTTGTGCTATAACCGCAGTTGTGGCACTTGCAAAAAAGATCAGCTTTTGCCCTATAGATATATCCACGTGCCTTGATCTTATTTTTGGAACTATCACCACAAACTGGGCAAGAGTAGTTCCAAAGATAATCTTTCTTTTTCTTAAAGTTACGCAGCCTTGTGCCAACATAACCTGCAAATTTTGTGTCAATGTAAAGCATATGTCCTCATGTAGAGTATCTATTATACCCTAAATGAGGACAAAAAGCAAGTTTATTTTAAATACTTTGCAATTTCACCAATGTGTCCAAGAATAAAACCAAGGGCAGCTGC